CATTACGAACTTAGGTATTTTACCCGCGGATTGCCCAATCTTTTGCGTTATTACCATACCCAGGGGTATTATCTCGGCCAGTTTATTCTTTCGAATAAACCTTGGTAGCAAAAGCTCTAAGGGTGTTCCCGTCATTATAAGGCATCTCGCAATGTTTACAAACTAAGCTTTTGTAAAGCATCACTAGCAGCTGACTCTTCGAGGGTGTCTAACTGTTTTCCATCAACATTGCCCTTTGTTGATGGCAGACTGCTTTTCCGATCCATGGTTTGTTTGAAGTTTTTTATTTTAATCTTATGGCGTTCTTGCTCAGGACTTGTAGGTATTTTAGCTCCTTTTTCTAGATTTTGTTCTTTTGTTAAAGGTTGCATATTACTCCAATGAAAGCATTTGTTCTGTTCTTCTTTAATTTCCAAATTGAAACTTGTCACAGGCACGAAATGGTCAATATGCCAATGTTTTCCCATATTGTCCCAACTCATACCAGGTGCAAATTGACTTTTTAACCATTCTTTTACAAATTCTACAGAACAATCTAATAGTTCCATAGTTTTACAATGCTTTTTGTTCCCTTGTCGTATTATCCTCTGACAGTTACCTCTTAATGTGCATGCAAGATGGAAATTTTGATCGTTTTTGTATCTTTTTCGAAATAAGTCATTGACATGTTCTTTATTTTCAATTCTCCATGTTCTTCTTTTTTCTCTTTCACTTTCTGGATTTTTTAATTTCCTAATTTCATAATTGATTTTCATGTTTGTTAGAGCCTTTTCTCTATTTTCTTCATAATGTTTTTTCTTGTTTTTAACTGAAACTTCATGGTTATCCTGATGCCATTGTTTAGCTCCAGATTTTCTGCACTCTTTACATGTTGTGTCATATCTATTGGTTTTCTTATCTTTCAAATAATAATCACTAGACTCTTTTTGTATTTTACAATTTAAACATATAAAATCAAACTCTACTCTGTGTTTTACCAAGTTGTTTTTTTGTCTGGCCCATTGGTTTTTACAATGACAATCTTTACATGAAGGATGGTATTTTTGTGTATCTTTTCTGAAGAAAAATGCATCTTGATTTTTTTTAATTGAGCAAGTTTTGCATGTTGCGGTCGCCATATTTTTACAATAACTTTATTCCTTAAATCGTTTTCCCCGTAAGCGTCTTACAGAAGATCTGCATGCGTGGTACTATAATACAAGAAAATTATTTGAATTTAAAGAAATCTTGAATAAGTTAATTGAACTTTTTGAACAATGTTTTGATGTTTCTATCTCTTATTACTTGAGATGCCAATAAACACACAATTGCAACAATATGAAAGTAAAACCCATCTGCAATCTCAATTTTTACATCAGTCACTTTGTCAAGTCCGAAACGGCCTTTAAGTTTAGAAGGTGTTAAATGTTTATTAAAAATTAGATAATTGATTACCAAATTTGATATCAAAGCAAGTATTGATAATATTGTAGGAACATATGCATGTTTTGATTTACCAACGATGATTGAAAACACTGAAATAAATATCATAATAGCAATTGCAATTGGCATGAACCTATTTACATTCTCCATCTGAGCTGTTTCTGCACCTTTATTTTTATTCGTTTTCCTTATTGGATTAAATATATCCTCCATTTTCCAGATTTTATCTCCGGTCCAAGCCCGCCAATCCTCATCGTCACCCTTGAAGAAAAAATAGAATATGTGAGTTTTTATGATTAACACTGTGAACAACAATCCCAACATAAGCAAAGTTATTCTAGTATTTTGACACCCTGTCATGTGCTATAATACAAGAAAATTATTTTGAATTTAAAGAAATCTTGAATAAGTCAAAACTCTAGACTAGTTATGTTTTCCTTCTTTTTGAATTAGGTTTATTTGATGAAGTATTACAAGGTTTTTTAATACTAACTTTAGCAGCTTTACCAAAGGGAACACCTTTACCTAATAAGTTTGATAATTTTTTACTATTTGTTGCTTTTCCTCCAACACTGTCTATAGGCATCCAGTAAATACTAGGTTTATTATTTGCAACTTGAATCAAAACAAAATTTTTAGAAGTCATTGCTTACTAATAAAAACATAATTATAATCTATAGCCTTGTGAGTTTAAATTTTCAATTGTTCTAATTGTTTCACCAATGCATTGCTTTGAAATGTTGGCTTGGCTTTCAAGTCTTTTGTCATATTGTATGCTTTTCTTAAAATTTTCATTCTCTTCTCCAATAGAAGCATATCATTCAAGTTTATGTGTCTTACTCCAGGAACTCCCCAGTTAATACCTCTAGGATGAATTCCTCTGGAAGCACGAATAATTTGATGTCCATTCACATTTGGATTCGCATATTTGGTTAAATATATTAATTTTCTTACGTTGACAGGCTTTTCTCGGTTAGGGTAATACCTTCCAAATACATGATTGTATGCATTCGCAGTGTATGGATATCTTTTTACGAGATCGATAATATTCTTTTCACTTGTAGCCACATTTGTTTTGGACATCTCTCTATGTATCATGGCAGCAATGTCAGGAGGAAGAGCTTTTAAAGATTCCTTAGTTAATTTTTTGGTTTTGTCTGTTGGTAAATTTTCAGCACGTGAGAGCTGACCTAAAATGAAATTAGCAATATCTGGCTTACTCATAGCTTGAACTTGTTTTTTTGTGTATCCACTATTTCTGACTCTAACATGCTGTAATAACTGTTTTTTGGTCAACTTTAAAAGTTGCTCTTTGTTCATGTATTATATTATAACATTAAAATTCGTTTCAATACATAAAGCCATGGAATGGAAAGAGAATATAACACATAGTAACAAATTACACGAACTCTTTGTGCGTATATATAGTTTAAAGTTTATTTATTAGAAGTAATTTAAAGTAACTGTATTAAATTAAAATGATATGTTGTTTTGAAATTTTCAGAAAATATCTATATTCCGAAGTGCATGTATACACTAAAGATTTAGAAGTGGAATCTCCACCTTCTAAACACTGGGAAAATGTATGGAATGAAGCTATGTCTGAAAAAGTCTCAAATGATGAAGTAGATAAGTCTCGATTCATTAAAAACAATAATTAAATCTGTTTCTGTTCTAGGCGGTCTTTTGATGGTATTCTAACATTCCAAGCAAGTTTCAAATTTTTAAGTATCCAAATGAAATACCAGGTTGGGTCAAATTGCCACCATTTAAGACCATGGGCAGCAGACTCTTCAAATGCATGATGATTATTGTGCCAGCCTTCACCTAATGCTAAAAGTGCTACAAACCAATTATTCATTGAAATGTCCCCAGTTTTAAATGATTGGAATCCCCATACATGTGATAAGCTATTTACAGCCCATGTTACATGCCATACAAAAACAACTCTTAGGAAAAAACCCCATATTAACCCACTGAAACCAGAGAAAAAGTAAAATATAAATATTTGTAAAAATATACTTGGAATATAAAATCTTTTTAATTCGAGACAAAATTTTATCACTTAAAGAACGAGAATTTTACTTAGTAAACATTAAGGTGTGGAAAATGAAGTCGTTTCAAACTCTTGAGACTCGTTACAAAAATGGACAAGAGCGTTTGTTTGTAACACGTGCGTTAGCTTATCATATTTTGGTAAATTACGAGAATAGTTCAATTGTTGGGGGTGCTCCGAGAGATTTTTTGGTTCAAGATTATTATGCTAGTCGTACATATGAGATTTTGGGAACAGAACAAGTTCGAAGTTTTCGTTGGGAAAATAAAGATTCTATTCCAGAAACTTTTATTGGTCGAAATACAATTCCTAAAGATTTAGACGTTCTTATTGAAGAAGAAATTGATTTGGATTGTATTATGCATACCATGTTAACTACCGTGTTAACCAATGTTAAAGGTTGTATTTTCACTCAAAAGACATCATTTAAACTGTCACAGTATATGCCTATGCAAGAACATGTTTCAGACATATATCGCGTAAAATTGAATTATCGTATGGGAGGACTAACAATGTGGGAAAATATTCCGTTTCAAATAGACTTTATAGTGTTGAAAAATAAAGATTGTGTACAAACATTTTTGAACAACATTCCTTTTGCATGCGATACATATCGAATGCATGCCGAACTGAAAGATATCCAATGCCGTACTTACGGTTCATCTAAGGAAGAGGGAACTGTTCCGATTTGGATTGCATTTAACTTTGTGGATATAGACAATACAATAATTACAAAAGACAGTCATACTCATATGGCAACATTTAATGAAATGCTAAAAATGACTACCGAATTGTTGCCCGAAAAAATAAGAGATACAACTCACGCTATAAACATTTTTAGACGATGTATTCAAAAACAAATTCTTGGCTGGACTATTTTAAATCTAGGATTTAAAATTGAAGAACGAAATGATAAGTCTTGGGTATTGACTTTGACCAATGATAATAATGAAAATATACAAGAATTTGTGGTTTATCCAACAATTGATCATGTCTTAAAGATAAATGAAACTAATTATATCTATGATGTACGATATACCACATTGTATTGTAAAAGGACAGGATTTGGTTTGACAATACAATTAGTTGATATTGAAATTACAGATTGAACTTGTTTTCCCAGTATTCGACACTCTGACATGCTGTAATAATTGCTTCTTTGTTAACGTTAAAAGTTGTTCTTTCTTCATGTAATATACTATAACATAAAACGGTTTAATTTAAATTTCTTTTAATGTTAGACGTTCTTTTGTTGGTAGTCTAACATTCCAAGCAAGTTTTAATTTTTTAAGTATCCAAATTAAATACCAGGTTGGATCAAATTGCCACCATTTAAGACCATGGGCGGCAGACTCTTCAAATGCATGATGATTATTGTGCCAGCCTTCTCCTAATGCTAAAAGTGCTACAAACCAATTATTCATTGAAATGTCTCCAGTTTTGAATGATTGGAATCCCCATACATGTGATAAACTGTTTACAGCCCATGTTACATGCCATACAAAAACAACTCTTAGGAAAAATCCCCATATTAATCCACTAAAACCAGATAAAAAATAAAACATAAATATTTGTAAAAATATACTTGGAATATAAAATCTTTTTAATTCTCTGTAAAACTTGACCTTTTTTAAATCGGCAACATTTTTTGTATTTAACAATACTTTGTTGTACTCGTAATCAAACAACCATCCAATATGACTCCACCAAAAACCATCCATTGGCGAATGAGGATCTTTTTCTTTATCACAATAAGTATGATGATGTCTATGTGCACTAACCCATTCTAATGGATGACCTTGAATTGCTAACATTCCACACAACGCAAAAAAATATTCTAACATTTTTGATGTCTGAAAAGATTTATGGGTTAGTTGTCTGTGATACGATAATGTGATTCCAATAGCAGAAAGTAGGTAAAACATTATGAAAATAAGAAAAGCATTATGAGTATATGTAAATGGTGCAAATAAAGCACCTATATGAACTCCAGTAACAACGGATAAAACAGTTTTGTCTTTATCAGACATTTTTTCCAAATTTATATATTCTTTAGGAAATATGTTAAAATTCCAATATTTTTGATGACCTAATGTGGGAAGTTTCAAAGTTTTACGTTCATGTCTTTTTATTTCTACTGTGCATGATGTTTTTATAGGTTTTGAGAAAGTATTCCTTCTTTTAAATTTTGAACGCTCTATAAATGATATTTTTTGAAGAAACATATATATTTATTTTAAGATATTATATTTAATTTGAAAAGAAAAGATGTGTTGATTTTTCGGATAATCAAGTGTTGAAGAATTTGGAATAGTTGTAAGATACTCATATTTCTTTATATATTTTTTAAATGCTGACCGACTGCTGATTTTAAACTCAACATGTTGCTTCACAATCAATCTCAATGCATTTTGTTGAATATTAATAAAACTTCTTTTTGTGGCTATGTATAGTTTTACCCAACCTCCTAATTTCGAACAATTCATAACTCTACCCCTTAGATTTATCAATTTGTCTTCAGTTCTATTGTTTCCGACAATTACTACTTCAGCTCCAACTGTTATCATCGTAATATTTCTATTCTTGCATATTTGGTATTTCTTTATGTATTTTTTTCTTCGTATTATAATATATGTCCTTGCAACTCAATGGAGGGAATCTCATTCTTGGCAATGGGGTAAATCAAGAACAATTCGTTATCGGCACAGAAGATAATAAGTTTTGTGTAAAAAACCCCAACCACACCTTAATGGAATTGAGATATGACAATCCACAACAATCTGTTAAATTGTCAAACAATAAATACGAATTAAAAACCCACACAAAATATTGATTATAAAGAATTTAAACAACATAAAGGAGACAAATGATAATCATAATATAATATGAACAAGAAACAATTGATCGACTCAATAATTTTAAAAGATATACCAGAAGAACATGGAAAATTCAAAAGAAAAAAAGACTTAAGAAGTTTAAAGAAGGTAACATTGCAGATAATTTACAATAAAATTCAGGATAATATGAATAGTATTGAAAGTTACCATGGTAAAGAACTGTGTAATTTACAAATGAAAGATCTGCATTTTTTTGACAAATATACGAAAGAATATATTACAAAATGGGTTATTGACGTAGAAAGAAAGACATTAATACAATCTATAGTATACGCTTTGAGTACTATAAAAAAGTGTATAAAAGATAAATCAGGTTGGCTGCACCGGTACTCACCGTACAACTTGAGAGCGAAAATAATGCTATGGCAAGTTGAAAATATAAAGATAAATTTGGATGACTTGAAACCAAACACGTTAGATTCAATAAGCAAAATCTATAAACATGTTATGTATTATGTTAGTGATAATGAGAAAGTGTTTATTGATCTAAGTTTAATAATGTCATGGATTGATAAATGTGTTATTCGATGCTTGATAGAAAACGCATACAAAATAAAAGCTTTGGACAAAAGGAGTAGAATTTGAAATTTTTATTGTTCGTTTACTTTTTGTTCATTTGTCATTTCAATCCACGTATTTCCATTCTCATCAAACATGGATTTAAAGACATCATTAACTGAATTGGCATCTAAATGTTCTTGTTCAATTGACTTAGGGAGATATCTATATACGATTTTCGGTGGTTTGGGATTGAGATAAAAATGTAAAAAGACTAATAATATTCCAAACATGAACAATAATTGTGTAGTCTTATCCATACGTGTATATACTTAATATTAAATTAATTTAGAAAGCTGGTCATACCCACCAATATATTTGGGTACTTTGTTATCTGATGTTTGAAAGATGACTGGTACGGAGTTATATGTTTTATTTTTATTGAGCCATTTGTATTTTTTTAATAATGTAATAGCTTCTGCAAATTGCCCCCAATCAAAATCATTTAACTTTACAAAAGTAGATGTATGCTTTCGTTTTTTCACCAGGTCTTTACTTTCTTTACACCAACCACAACTTTGGAATCCAAATATTATGAAATGCATATATTTATAATAGGATATAAAATATTTATTCTGTGTCAGAATCAGAATGTGATGATTCGATTCCAACTCCAATAAAAAAAGTTCCTTTTAGGTACTCGCCTTTGTACAATAATTTTTGGCCTGTCTTAACTTTGATTCCTTTTGAATCAAACGGACTTTTATAAAAATCTGAATTCCACTTCGCTTTTTTGTAATTATTTTCAGAACAATGTTCATTGAACAATTGAATAAATATTTTGTTTGGAATGTAGTATCCAGAACCATATACAAGTTTTCCTGACATGAGGAAATGAATAAGTGGATTCGTTGCTTGTGCAAGTTCAGATTGCGTTCGCTTAAAATATTCTGGAAGGAATTCCCATATGTTTTTATTTCCGCATAATTTAGCCATTTCTAAATATGCACCGTTACATTTTTTAATGATATTATGCATTTCGCTCCGTAGTTTCTTTCCCAATTGTATATCTCCGTTTTTAACTCTTTCGTTAAATTTGAAAATAACCATACGTCGTTGGACACTTCCACTATTATCAATAAAATCAGGTGATTCATTTCCTGCCAATACACCAGGAATTTTCCAATTCTCAAATCTACTTTGTTTGTATTTCACAGCAATCGCTACTTTATCTCCACTAACAATACTTTGAAATTCTCCTTGTTCCATTTTGAAATCTCTTTTTATTTCTGGGGCAATGAACATAAGTTTATCTGCTAAATCTGACAATCCAAATTGTCTTTGAATGTTATTTGATAATATTCCAACATCATCATCATCAAATATCATTTTACAGACGTTCAATAAAAACGTACTTTTTCCAGTTCCTGCTTGTCCTTGAAGGAATGGTATAACTTGCCACCCATCAAATTCGTTAATTTCATAAATCAGTCTTCCTGTAAGTACATACATCCAATTTATAACTTCCGGCTCTAATTTTTGATGAATAAAAATTGAGTCCAGTATTGGAGTTTTTACATCGTTCCAATGAGTCACCTTGGTTTCAAATTCTAAATCAAAATATTTACATGCGACAGTGTTTTTAGAAATCACTGCATCACAATATTTTATGAATCTATTCTGTTTTGCATGGTATATTCCATTTCTGAATGAGAATACTGTTCTATCTTTGTCCAATTGAGAAAACTGACTGTCTTGACAATTTGATAAATAATCAATAGTCATTCTTATCGTAGAACCACTACTTGTTGCATTTAGAAATTGATCAAAATTTGTTTCCTTTTTTATGAAAGAATATACAATTTTTTCAATAGTATCAACTTTTTTCCAAGCATATGTGTCTTGTCCTTTGAATTTTACCTTTGTGTATACATCTTGGCCATATTTTCTGTATTGGAACTCATACATTACATTAAGTATGTACAGCAGAAACTTTTGAAATTTATTTGCATCATCAAGGCAAATTTGATTAAATCTGAAAATACTTGTGTCTACATTTTCAGTTTTAATATTAGCTGGATTCATTATGTAAGAAATTCTATGAATTCCATAACATGTTGCTTTTGCATAATGAATCATTTCGAGTACTCTGTTTATTCGTATTATTGTGGTTTCATCATTTTCATTTTTTAATTCGTTCAATGCCTCGACTGTGTTTGAAACCAAGTCTTCCAATTTCTCATTTACTGTACAATGGTTGTCGTCATTATTACATTTTGTTGCAGCATATATTAGATCTAAAATTTGACTGGGCTTTGCAGTATGAGGATTAGACTTATGCACACCCCATTGTTTTTCAAGATTTTCTAATATATTCATACTATACTTTATTTAATATCGAACCATAATTTTAAGTGCATTTTTTATTGCTGTTTACATGAGTGCTTTAAGTCATCTTCCGGTGTATCGTCCATTTGTCTCATTTTCACAATAAACTCATCGTCAACTGAATGTTTTTTTTGCTGTACAAGAAGGTTTTCGTTTGTCAGTATGTTAAATAATGAAGTAGTTTGAGATTCATTCATATGTAAATGACGGGGAAATACAATGTTAAATTTAACATACAAATTTCCAAAATAGCGTGTACTCAATTCTGGCATACCAAAATTGTTCACTTGAAGAGTTGTATCAGGTGAAACTACGTAATCATCTTCGCTTTTCAAAATATATGTAATGTTATCCAAATGTACATATTTAATTGTAACGCCTGTTAATGCTTCATATAATGATATATTATGACTTAATAGCAAATGATTTTGTTGCCGTTTTAATCGTGGGTGGGGAATCAATTTTATTATGAAAACCAAATCTCCTTGTCCTGAATTTGGAGAATAATTTCCTTCTCCTTTATAAAAATATTGTGTTCTATCCTGTGTTCCAGGTTCTATGTATATCTTTATATTCTTTTCTCTATTTACAACATTAGTATTATCACATATTTCACATTCGCTAAATAAATTTCCAGACATGTTACATTCAGTACAACCCTGTCCATTACAATATTTACAACTAACACTTTCACAACACGGACAACAAATACATGTTTTAATATTCATATTTACCCATTTTCCATTAAATAAATCAATCAATGTTACTTTGATATCAAATTTTTCTTGTATGGGTTGTTTAGAAACAAAAAAAGGATCATATTGCTTGAAAAAACTTTTAAATTCTGCGAATGGGTCGTAATCACTACAGTTGTCATAAACACCCCTTTTGTCATACTCGCTTCTAGTTTGTGGATTAGACAATATTGAATATGCTAAAGAAATTTTTTTGAATGTTTCGGCATCACCTCCTTTGTCTGGATGATGTTTCAATGCGAGTTTATGATAAGATTTTCTAATGTCACTTTGAGTCGCAGTTGGTAATATATTCAATAAATCATAATATTCCGTATTTTTCACCATTCAGTATATTTAAATATTATACACAAACTTTAATATATTTAAATAAATAAACATTTATAATATAAAAATACAATATGGATAACAAAGACATGCAAATTTCAATGTTAGAAGCAAAGGTCGAACATCTTGAACAAATACTTAGTTTTTATGAAAGACAGTTGTCAAATACAGATCAAAATTTAAAATTGTCTCTTGGCTCTAAAGTTTCTTCAAGTAGAGACTCAAACAAGTTGAACATTCCTCTTGACGATGCTTTAGCAAATAATATGGAACTTATTACAGAGCCAAAAATTAAATCAGCTTTTGAATGTCCGTATCCTGCATATAATGCTATTGTAAGTACACTAGAAAGTCTAGTTTTAGGTATTACAAGGGATAAAATTCCAATAATTGTTATAAATGCAAGTACTGTAAAATACACAGATTCAAATAGTAGAACAATTAATGAAAACATTGCGAATTTTGGACAACGTATATGCATGCGCCTTTATGATATTTGTTTACCGGTTGTAAAGCAATTATCTAAAAATTATAATGAAATGCTTGAACAAAATGAATTATGTGCAGATGATGTTGAAAGTATGCATACAAAAGATAACAATAGAGTGCAAAACATTGTTTTGCTTAAAACACAAGAAGGGCAAACTAAAATAATGAGAAGATTACTTCCAATACTGAAAGTTTAATCTTTTAACGTACATTTCGACAAACTTCTTATATTCTTCTATATCGGTTGCAGACATTCCCATTATTTAATTTTCAAAATAATTTTTTATTTCAGTTCTCCAATAAATTAAAATTGTAAGGCAAGCCCTTCCCTAGCCTAGAACGAGCGTTCACGCTCGTTCGTCGGCTCCAATTTCATACAGAACAATAAAAAATATACTAAATATACTTGGTTTATTTACCCACGCATACGCACACTCTGCATGTTTTGTTATTTAGTTGAATATTTTTATTCTTGTAGCCTTTTTCTTGATAATTTACTACTCGTATTCTAACTTTCTTCCTTCTGTTGTATTTTTCCAGCCAGTAATTGTCATTTTTCCAGAATGAACTTGATTGTGATGTTCATTGCATAATACAACAAGATTTCCTTTGTTGTTTTTATTTACCTTGCTTGTTTTATCACTTTGAAATACAATATGGTGTGCTTCTAATTTTGCATCTTTTCCGTTAGCTCCGCAAATTTGACAACTGTCCATAAACACTTTACTTGAATATTTTGACTTCTTTGATTCAACTACTTTTTTAGGTTTATTTATTATTTCATTTCTTATTAAATACGCCTTCCTAAAAAAGTCTGGTTTATCAATTATAAAATTGGCTATTTCTAATCCATATATTTTTTCAGAAAGACCTTCTTGTAATTTATGACAGAATTGAAGAACGCCATCGTTTTTATCGCATTCAACAGACATGTGCATTAGTTTTAATTTTGGTTTGTTCTTAATTACTGACAATTCAGGGAGTTTATGCAAGTGTGTAGCAAATATGAAACTCGACTCTGTGTCTAAAAAATGCTCAATTGATGTCGCTACTATCGCCAATGCTGAAACATCTTCAGTTCCTTTGCAAACTTCATCACCCAATATTAAACTTTTCGAATTGCATATATTCAATATACTTTTGAGTTCAGACATTTCTACAAAAAAAGAACTTTGACCTTTGAAAATATTATCATCACAGTTGATCCGTGTAAAAAGTGTCGTATATGGATTGTATTCAAATGTATCGCATGGTACAAAATGTCCACTTTGTGCTAGTACAATTGCAAGTCCAACTGATTTCATATAGCATGATTTTCCAGATCCATTAACACCATATAACAATATTCCATCTGTTTCTGTTCCGATACATATGTCATTTGGAACATATGATGTTGAGTTATGTGTTTCTATAAGTTCTATTATTGAATGTCTCACACCAGTAGCCTTTATAAATGATTTGTCTGATTCAATTATTTTAGGCCTGCAGTAATTATGCAGAAAAGCCGTTTTAGCTTTTGATTTGACTAAGTCAATGTCTGTTATTAAGACATTTACTTTGAACAATGTTGAAGAATATGAACTTTTAATATGTTCTATTGTTTCTTGGAATTTTGCAGTTACAAGTGGTTTCAGATCATCCTGTGATTTAACCAATGTGTGGATTATATTGTTTATTTTATTTGAAGTAATTGTCATTTTTGTTTTACTTTCTTTGTTGAATTTGTAGTCACATTTCATATTATTCTCTAAAATATGCTTTTTTATTGCTTCTGATCTTGCGAATGTTGTGTAAAATATGTATCCAGATTTTTTATTTCCTTCAAAGTGAACAACTGGTACATCATCTTGCTTTTTCTTCTTTTGACTTGCATATTTTGAAAGCTTTCTACATTCTTCTTCTGCTAATGTAATGTTTGTTGTTATATGTTCTTGTAACTTGTCTATTTCTTCACAATATCCCGTTTGGAATATTGTTTGATGTATTTCTGCTAAACTCACATCTAACTTCAATATATTGTATGTTTCATTAAAATATGTTAAATATTCAATAAATGGTTTATACAAGTCACTCTCTCTTGCATTCAATATTGTTTTAATTGCATTGTACGATTCTTGCAAATTTGCTAATTCAAATGGTTGTATTGTATTTATCAAAATCTTATGATGTATTCTTTCAATATCAGAAACATGTCTCAAATGTTTCTCATAAAATTCAATTTCAGGGATCATTTCCTCAACTTTTGAATATGATTCCTGTAATTCTTTGATGTCTGCTGTTGGATTTGCTATTATTTCCCTTAACTTCCGTTTTCCCATTGGTGTGCTTGTATTATTGACTACGTCATACAATGATTGAACAGATCTTGAAGACACCTGGTTTTGTGTATTTACAATGTTTAATTGATGAATTGCAGTATGATGCAAAATAAGTTGTGATCCTTCAATCTCAAAAGTTGGTAAATGTATACTTTTTAGTAAAGTTTCATTGTGTTCATGAGAAAATTGAACTAATACTATAAAACTAATCAAGCCAAATTGACAACATCGAAAATCCTCAACTCTCTCAACTAGTGATGAACCAAAAAGTTTGTTTAAAATTTCATTTTGATATTCGCTATTTAAAATTTCTGGATGAAATCCAAAGTTGAAGTGACATACTTCTTTCTTTGAAAGTGCGAGAATTTGTAATATATCAGCTTTTTGTGTTTCACTCACATATTGAAAATTTATGATTATTTCTATTGGATTGATACTTTCAATTATTCTGTATGCGTCTTCTACAGTGCAAACTTCAAAAATTTGCGTGATTCCTGAATTTACATCAATTGTTGAAATCCCGATTTTCAAGGAATTTTTTATAGTTATGTATATTGATACTAGAATGTTTGATTCTTGTTTTGTTGCTAATGTTCCTGGACTGTAAATACAATTAAGTTTTCTAATTTTCTTATTTTCTCCTTCTTCATCGAGCAATACTGCTGTATATCCATTTTCAATTACTAATTTAATGTGTGATTTATAACTACACATTGGAAATCCGCAACAATCAATTTCATCATTTCTGCTTGAATGTCTAAAATTCAATATACGTGCTACGATTTCGCTTTTTCCTATTCTCTTTTGTGATTTTTCATCATATATAGTATATACTTCATAAAATGATCCAACTTGCATGAAAACTATAGAATTAGTATATTTTTCATCGTAGTGTTTTTGTTGTTCTAAATAATATTCGAACAATGGAGTTAAACCCATATTTAATATTGTTTAGTGGTTAATTTTTAAGTTAATTTGCAAAAAGTATTAAGACTTAAATTCCACTTAAATAGCTTAAGTTTGATTATGAAAGAATTTCACTATGAACGAAGTTTTCAGCAATGGATTGATCTGCACAAATATTTTGTCTCACCTTGAAGAAATAAGTGTTACAGTTAACAAAGTGAATATAGATTCAGAATATTACAAAGTTATGCAAGGTAAAAAGAGTTGTGTCTCGTATGTAAACTTGAATAAGTTTTTAAGGCATGAGTTCAAATCCAAAAAAACATTTATTTTTTCAGTTCAATATATTTCAGAACTGACGCTCTGTTTAATACCAACAATCTCAATACCGGGCTCCCTGCGGCAACAATTATTACGCATGAATTCTATCATAAAATCAAAGCAAAGAATGTTTGACAAGTCTATGTTTATATCCAATCAGTCAACATGTGACAATTTAAGATTATATTTAATAAAATTTAAGGACATGTTTACAATTTTCGAAGACAATACAAAATCATTGTATGAACTTTACTGTGATACAGAAGATTCTGAAGAAAAACTTCGTTGCGTTAGTCTTTGGAAAAAAAGTAAGGAAGCATTTCACAAAATGATAAACCGTTTTTTGATTATGATATCAAACAAAACATTGAAAAAAGAGGTAAGTTTGAAAGATAAGATTATTAATAACATCATATATTCTGAAGTCAATCTCAAATGTCGTAAATTTCATATAGGATTCATAAACAACAATGAACCAGAGTTATTAACACTCGGGATAAACCCTATTTATAGATGATGAATTAATTGTGTTGCGTTCACAACCTATTCTTCTACGGCATCTGGAAATAAAGATGCTGCTTGTTCTGGTGTCACAGTTCCTTGTAAAGGAACTGATTTTACTTCATTTGGTTTGTCAAAAAAACCGTTTGCTTGACCTGCAACAGGACTTGCAGGAAGACTGCATGCTTCAGGGTTTGGTTGTTCGGGAAATTGTGCAGGTTCTTCTTCAAAATCCGATACGTGGCCTTCTTCATCTGAAAAGACATCTTCACCAGGTCCAGAATCATCTTCGTGCTCTACTGACTCAGTCGGCTCTTCATCTTCTGCCTCGGATGCTTCTGGTTCTGACTCGGATGCTTCTGATTCTGACTCTCCGTGCAATGCGTTTCCTAAAAAGTTTTCTAATATATTTTCAAATGGAAGCATAGTGCGAATTGTTTCTTCAGTAATATTTGAAATAATTTGTAATACTTCCAATTTATTACTCTTTATATTTTGATAGTTTTTTGAACTGAATACATAAGGATTGCAATAAAGAGCCATCGCAATGTTTACAAAAAGTTTGTGTATGAATTGATCTATTTTTGGCATTTTAAGTTGAATTTTATCCTTAGATTTTCCAAGTTTGACAGATGATAATATCTTAACATTACTAACGAATATTGCTGCTAGTAGATCTTCAACCCATGGGCATTCTTTTGTTATCGCCTTTACTTCTTCATCTATTTGATTCTGATTCCAGGAAGGGATATCTTTTAATTTTCTTTGAAAATTTATCAATTGCGACTCTTTAGCATCTTTAGGATAGTTCTGATACATTGCAATCAGCTTTTCATATATAGGATTTTCAACAACAGAAATAAGTTGCTTTGTGTATTGAAGTTTTGCATCAACTAGTACAGATTCTTTGTTCATTGTATTATTATTATACAGGTTTAAATTAAATTTTACTTAACGCACTCACATAAAACTTACCTTTGATTTTGTTTTATCTTGTGTTGGCTTTACTACGTTTTTATTCCAATCTATATACAATTTATTTTGTGAACACAATCTTATATAAAATCCACCTTTATCTAGTTTTCTCATGATATACAACATAGCGTGATCCATATTATATAAAGGAAGTCCTAGTCCAAACGGAGGTAAAATGTATATCATATTTGTTATCATATTTTCATTTTTCTGCTTTATTTGAGAGTAACATTTTTCAAGAAGAGTGTTATATATTTTCTTATTTGAATTGACTTTCTTAAGGGACGTTTTATTTAAATCAGAAACATGCAACATAATTATATAATATAATTGATTTAATTATAAGGAATTATCCCTCAATCTTGCGTTAAATAACTATTAATAATTTGCAATTATTAATTATTAACAACTATGGCGAAGATTATAAAATGTATAGAAGATGTTGATATTATTTACACAAAACCAAAAAAGCAAGATGATGGAAAATACTTTGTTGGGATGTTCAATAAGAATGATGAAGAACCTTCGTCTGAGGTTTTATTTCAGTTTGGACCAAAACTATGTTGCAAAACAAATTTGTCTGTAGACGCTTCATACATTGATGTCCAAATTTCCGAGTCAAGTGTATTAGAAGCGATCAAAGAAGTTGATGATGCAGTTTTATTGGCTGCAAAGACAAATAAAGATCTTTGGTTTCCTGATCAAGGCATAACAGATTCATATTTAGATAATGCAATTATGACATCTATTAAACCAATCAAGAAAAGTAATATTGATTTTTTATTTAGAACAAGAACTTCAAAAGACATGGTAATATTTAACAGTTCTAAAGAACAAGTAGAGCATGATGAAGTTACAGATACGTCATATATTGCGGTCATATTACAAGTTGCAGGAATTTGGTTCACAAAAACAAGATTCGGTCCAACTTGGAAAGCACGGCAGATAAGAATATTTAAAGATCAAAAAAATACGATTAACAATTATTTATTTGAAGATGCAGATGATGAAGATTTTGACACAGATAATGTGTTTCCCGATGAATAATTTTATTTTCGTATAATATAAGAATGAACAGCAACGGTGACAGCAATCTTATGTATGCAATTTTAATTGGGGCAATTTTATATTTTCTTTTTCAAGCATGTGAAAACAAAGAAGCTTTTGCACCATATGAAAAACCAGAAAAGGTTGTTAAAATAAAAACTGAGGTTCAAGAAATAGATGATGATGAGGAAGTTGAAGAACAACCTGTAAGAACGCAACCTTCTGGGTATATTGAAGAAGGTGATCAAATGATGTTGAACGATCAAGGTGCAGCAAACATTCCATTAGAATCATCGAAATGTGGCGCTGGTGGTGCTTTCTTATCATCTTCATTATTGCCAAAAAATGATGAATCTATGCAAGATTCATTCACTGAATTCTCACCCGCAAATCTTAAAGGACAGAACTTCTTACATTCAAATTCCCTCCCTTTCACGCAAAGCCAGTCTTTAAGAAATGCAAACCTTCAAATTCGTTCAGAACCAGCAAATCCTCAAGAAGTTGTATGTCCTTGGATGCAATCAACAATTGCACCAGAATCTTTAAGACCAAATCTTGAAATCGGTATTGGTTGTAATTGAGTCAAGTAATTTTCACTTAAAACACCAATTTATTTTAACTTCCAAATTATCTATTTTTACAATATTGATAATTTTGAACTGGGTTTAAGAACCTTCTGAAAAATTAAATCCACATAAAGAATACAAATCTTAATGTTAAAAGAACAATGCCCTCCTACAATCCTCCCAACACTCACATGACTTTATGTAGTGCTACCAATTTTAGTAAAACTATGATTGGAAGATTCATTGGACAAAGTGGTTCAAATTTATATAGACTTACCGACAAACTAAATGTAAAATATATATGGTTCGATATTGCAAACAAGCAAATTGAAATTTGGGGTCCTGAAAATAAGCTTGTTCATGCTAAAAAAATTGTTGATGAATATATTGAGCAAATGGAATTTTTAGATACTTTTAATTTCAATTTTCAGAACAAAGTTGTCAAAGTTGAGACTCGCAACCAAGCAACCAATACACCTTACGTTAAAACAAACAAAGTTTGGAAAGTTAAGGAACCGCAAACTACTAAGCAAGTTTGGAAAGTCAAGGAACCGCAAACTTCTAAGCAAGTTTGGAAAGTCAAGGAACCACAAACAAAAACTAAGCAAGTTTGGAAAGTTAAGATTTAGTGAAAAAGTATTTTCCTTTATTTATTTAAAGGCCAGAAAAGACCCCGGATAATTATTATCTGGGGTCTTTTTTGCGTTTAGATGTAAGTGTAAATAAATATAATTTACTATTTTACATGACAAAAGTATTTATGATTAGGCATGCACAAGCATTTCACAATACTGATCCAAATTACAACTACGGAAAATCTGGTAAAGCACATGAATCTCCTCTCACAAGTTTAGGTGTAATGCAATCTTTACTTTTAAACAAATTCGTTTCTAAATTTTATAAAGATAAATCAAAAAAAATAGCAATTATATGTTCTCCATACTTAAGAACATTGATGACTACATTCATATCTCTGCATGATTTACATAAAGGTGATATTTATGTAGATCCATCACCTGGAGAAATTTACAATCCGGGCCGTTCAATTAGTTTTTTGAAACAATATTTTGATAAGAGATTTTGGAATCGTCTTGACTTTTTAGGTCTTGACAAAAATAACGACTGGTCTGATAAAAATTCTAAAGTCTATTTAAATAGAGTTGCAAAACTTAGACAACTTGTCAGTACATTTAATAAATATGATTATGTATTGATTTATTCGCATGGTTCTTTTATGCACTATGGATTCGGTGCAAGTAGACCTGGAAATACTTCTGTTTTTAAATTCAATGACATTTCAATGAAAAACGGCAAATTTGTTTATCACTGGCAAGGCAGAAGTAAGAAAGAATTGTCACAAGGGTATAGTCAACCCAAAGTTCCCTTATTTTCAAAGTAATTGCCATATATTATCACTTATATATACCGTTACATTTGATGTCGTATGAATCATATCAACGTCTTTTTTGATTTCTTCTAATTCTCTCATGGTTTTTGCAACTAATTGGTCCATTAAATTTCGTAAATTTTCTAAATTTTCTCTTCTTTCTGTCAATCTCATATATATCAAATTTGTTGACATTTTTACTTCAAATCTTTTTGTTTTTAAGTGCTTTTTCAACTGCTGCTGTTATTTTATTTGCTTCTTGTTTACTTATAGATCTAGTTGCATACATTTGCGCACTTAATTCAAACAGTAATGTCAATACCACAACAATGAAAAAGTCTTTTCTCACTTTTATCGGTCCCATTTCTATTTGTCCTATTTTTTTGTCATCGTCTTTTAACCAACTCCCTACTTTACCTCCACCATTCGCTATTTGCGTAACTGCTTCTGTCGTTCCAAATGCAAGTCCTAACAATAACATTGATGATAATAATGGATTCATTGCACCTTCTGCAAGTTTTCTAGTTCCAAATATGGGCAACCTAGCTAGAATTATTGGTACTAATGCCATTACTATTGGATATTCTATTCTCGATTCAAGTGGCTTATTTATTGTTTTTAACGCTGGCTTTAACACCCATTTGTTTACTACAACATGAATTGCAAAAGCAATTACCAAAAATGATGCAGATCTTACATACAACTGTGTTTGCATTAATATATCATTTATTTTTTTTTAGATTCGCAATAGTCAATACCATATCATCTCCAGACAATTCTTTCAGTTCACGAACAATGTTTTCATAGTTTATTCGAAATAATCTATAACTAATTAATAATAAAAAGCATATTTTAATTAAACAAAGCATCTCCGTAATGTTATCAAAAGTCTCTACAAATTCTATTCCATTCAACTACATCATTTTTATGTTTATTATATTTCGTTACAATTGCTTTATTATTAAATATTCTAGATGTTTCTTCTCTTGGTTTAGTTCTATATCTTATTGCCGATGTATACAATGGGTTGTTTTTTACTCTTCTTACCCTTGAAGTATTTGATGGCAAAGCAAGACTGTATGGTCCTTCTATACCATAAAATCTTTTACTGCAGAATTGTCTTCTTGTAAATGGACTTAAATAAATATATTGCTGAGTTCTGCTATTTATCTCTGGAACGTTCCTATAAATCGCTCTCGTTATCGGATACCCAACCTGATCAAATACGATTTGTCCATTATTATTTCTTAAATATCGGTATTCATATTCTCTTTTTGTACTTAAACATTGTTTGAGTGTCTCTGGATTATATATATGCTTATTACCTGCAAGTGCGTTTTTTTCTATATACATTGCGCTTTTCAAATTCAATTTTTCTGCAGTAATTGGATCGTTATTTATATCAAAGTTTGCATTATTATGTAAGTTTTTTACATTTTTTAAAAATTGTCTTTGTTTTTTGAATAATTGTTTCCTTTCAATATTTTCCTTTAATTTAGCAATTCTTGTCGGTTTTGTTTCAATTTCTTGAATTTCTGCTTCAAATTCTTCTTGTGCCTTCATTTGTTTATAATTCTTGCGCAACACTCCTTTTGCAGTAAATTGATCAGGATGTCTTAATGTTCCGTACTGTTTATAATATCTTGCAACCTTACTCCCAGCTTTTTCATCATTAAAATTGTATTGTTTAATTAATGATTTCGTCATTTTATTTATATCTTTTTCTTGATAACCATTAATTGCAAGATTATATCTCTTTTGCCATTTATCGATGACTGTTTGTTTGCCATACAAGTTTATAAGTCTCCCTAAATTTTGAACTCGTCCAGTTTTCTTATCAATTATTTTTGTTTCTCTATTCATATTATAAGTCAACATTATAAATATTCCATGACGATGGATTACTTTCAAATGTATTTGCTATACACATATACCCAGTTGTATTTATTGGAGATTCACACATTTTATCATATAGCGATAACCCAGAATTATCATCTATTGCTGTGAAGTATATTGGAAATTTTGCCTTTCCAATACTACTTACATAACAATCAAAAGCAAACATTTTCAGCGGATCATGATTTTTGAAATGTCCAGATCTTTTTTGAAAAACTATCTCAAATGTTCCAGTTTGAATTTTGGGAACTTCTATATGGCTTTTTGATACCGGAATATGTGGAATAAAATCCATTTTATATTGTTTTTTAATATTTCTCCAATTATGAGGTATTATCCACACAGAGTATTGCATATTATTAATTATATTAATGTGTTTAAATTTTAAATTTCATATGTATGGTAATAATATAAGATGATTTTACCAGTTGAGGGACAAATGCTTAGCGTTAGAACTATTGCATGGAAAAATGATGGAAAGTATAAAAGAAGGAAAATTTCCCGCGCCTTGCATTCGGATCCAAAATACACACTGTGTGATCCTTTAGAGGTCGGGTCTAATAAAAAGTTTATCAATGTTTGGAAGTTGAGTGTTGCAAGTTCATTTATTGTTGTTTAAATGCTCGTTTTAAAATAATTATATAACATTATGCACGTTTTTTGTTTTATTTTAAGATGGTTTCAAAACCTCATTAAAAGAAAACCTAAATTTTTTATTATTGCTGCTAGATACAAAGAAGATATTCGTTGGATGAAACATTTAGTTGACGATTATTGCGTATATAATCATGATGACAAACATCTTTTAAGCACCCCTAATAAAGGCAATGAAGCCGCTAGTTATTTAAAATTCATCATCGACAATTATGAACATTTTCCCGCAAGAAACATTATTTTTATTCACGCTCACGAATTTTCTTGGCATCATGATGGAAGTCATTTAACTCTTTTGAATAATAAATCATGGTTAAAAGAATACAATGGCACTTTTCTCAACATTAACAATTTTTTATTAACTGGCGAATGTTCCGAAATTGACCAGATGACGCCATGGTGGAATGAAAATATGAAGCCTTGGTTTGGAACATTTTCAACATATGGAAAATTACCTTGGAGTGATGGTAAACTCAAGGGTGCCGCTCAATTTGTAATAAATGAAAAGTACATTAGACGAAATCCCAAAAGTTTTTATGTGAATATGTATAATTGGATTATAAGCACTGATGTTGAAACTTATTGGACTGGTAGATATTTAGAATGGACTTGGCATATCATTTTTGGAAAACCTTGTGTTGTAAGATAATTATGTCGTTTATAATATAACTATGAGTTTCAATCAAAATAAATATGCGGAAGTTGCGATGTTACTCAAATCAATTAAAGGAAAAAAGGATATTATGTACAAAATCGTTCAAGATAGAGATAAACTTATTTCTATCCTCACTACGTCTATAAAAAAACTTGATACTAATTTCTCTAAAGAAATATCAAATGTTCAATCTAATTTAGTAAAAACACGCACGCAAACTTTGGAAGCTCAAACTATTTTGGAAAATTCAAGAAGAGAATTGGAAAAATTGAAATCTGAGTTGAGAACATCTCGTGCAACATTTGATAAATATAGGAGAAATTCACAACTCACTAAAGATGAATTTGCTAAAACAAAAGAACAGCGAATTTTGATTGAATCCCAAGTTCAAGCGATGCTCACAGAATCTGAAGTCTCACAAAAAGAACTGTCTCGTCTAAAAAACACCTTGAGAGAATCTCAAGCTACATTAATTGCTTCTACAAGAACCAGAAATGAATCCAAAGCTAAATTGCTTGAGGAACAGGTTAATGTTAACAACGCCAAAAAGATGGTTAACACACTAAGGCTAGCTTTGGAAAAAGAATTTGACGAATCTAAAAAAGCTGCCGAAAACAAAAAAATAGCATCTGATAGAATTTTGACTTTGGAAAAAGAACTTAAGAATGCAATTGATAAATCAAAACAAAATATCAATATCTCTGTACAGGAACAACAAAAACTGCAACAAAATATTGTTTTATTAAAGGAAAAAATAAATAAGAGTGAAAAAGATCTTACTGATAGTAAAATCGAAGTTAATTCTCAATTGCAGGAGAAGGTAAACATTCAAAAGAAACTCAAATTTGCTGAAAATGAACTTAACAAACAAAAAGCGGAGGCTGTTATAGCTAAAAAAGCTCAAGAATCTGCTGAAATTGCAGTGAATAAAATAAGAGATGAACACATCAAGAAATTTATTCCATCAAGAAATCAAAATGTTTCTGCTGCACAACAAAATGTGTACGCTACTAAAGAAAATTTGAAACAGTTGCAAGAAAAATTACAAAAAGAGGAAGTTGAATTAAATAAATCCAGAACAGATGTATCAACTATGACTAAATCTATTCAAAACTCAGAACAAGAATTGGTTAAAGTTCAAAAGGCTTTGAATACTAATACTGTCCAAAACAAGAAACAACTCATTCTAAAACGAAATGCTATTTCACAACAACTTAATGAATTCAGATCAAAACTAGAACAATTTAAAAGAAATTTAATACGTAATAAACAGAATAAGCAAAACGCACAACTTCAGATTATAAACGCTACCAAAGAAATTAAAAAGGCCACAAAATCACTTTCTAGTAAAACTATTAATAAGTCAATAATTCAAATGAAAAAAGGAAGAAAACGTACGTATAAAAACAATACAATCTTAAATCTTGGTAGTGTTGTACTCAGGTTACCAACAAAATAATATAATTTCTTATTATATATGGGTTTAAATGAAAACAATCCTGCTGAAATTAGCAAGTCAATTCATAATGATTTACGCTCTGCGATGAAGATTTTGGAATCTGAACATAAAGATAAACAGCGTTTACAATCAGCACATGCCGATGTCAAGTTCGTCTTAAAAAAAATGGAACAAAATAAAACCCGACAACAAAATCAGGCCAACGCCTTCAAAACTAATTCACTACGTGCAGCTGATGTCGCAAAAAAGGCCCATGACCAAGCTTTGAAATTAGCTCTACAACGTGCAAATGCTGAAAAGAAAGGTCTTACTAATGCACAACATCAGTTGCAAATTCAACTAAACAAGGCAAAACTACATGCTAAACGTTCTGAAGAGAAAAAAAACAAAATTGAAGCTAGATATCAAAAGGAATTAGGTGAAGCACAACAAGCGCGAAAAATTGGTTCTTATGACGATATTGTTAAAGAATCTAAAAAGCGCAGTTTTGGTAGTTTTTTCAGTTTTGGCAGTGATGCTCCAGAAACAAATAAAAGATTTAAAAAGATTAAAGCTGAGCGAAATGCTTTTGAAGAAGAGTTGAAGGCCTTTAAAAAATTGCAGGTGCCATCCTTTGAGTTAAAGAAATCTTACACTAATAAGATGTCGATTGTTGATGCAAATGGTGAAATTCTAGACATAAAAATACCTGACAATGTCAAAGAAGAACAAATTCATCAAAGGATCGTAAGGATTGCACTTGGACGTATACCGGATGATTACCTAGATACTGAATATTTTATAGTGAGAGGCATGATTGCCAGAAAAATAAAAACTTGGACTACAGGCGGTGATAAGAAAAGGAAAACATATATGATTGAACTTGATCGTGCAATTGCAGTAGGACGATTAAAGAAAACTCAAGAACAATCTAAAAACCCTCAAGAATATCTTAAAAAAGAAGACATTCTTAAAGAAAAATATAAAAAACATCTAGAAACTTTGTCATCTCGTAAAATTGATAAACTAATGATATTTTATGAAGAATTGGAAAATAGAGTGGACAACTTAAATAGCGTTGAAAAAACCTTTAACGCACCAAATAAGAAAGATGAATTACAAAAGTTATTAGATTTAAGAAATAAGTTGAATGCTGAAGAAAACACTGTAATTCGTAACATGCAAGAATCTTTTAATGCGTCTAAAACCAAAATATCTTCTATTTCACGAACTTCAATAGATCCTAAAATTCAAAAATTATTTGAAAACAAAGGGATACGCATCGATGACGTTTTCAAGTCTTCATCAAGTGAAAATAAAATAATTATGACTCCACCCCAGTTTTTACAGCAAATAAAAGACAAGTACCAAAAAAAAAATTGAAAATGTTAC